GTGCCTGGCACCATGATGAGTCTGCAGATATCTCGGTGGTTGTTCCGCTGAACACTGGAGGGTATGTCGGTGGCGGCACTGAATTCCATAATCATGGAACGCTCAAGCCCTTGCCCTCTGGCCATGCTCTTATATTCCCATCCTTCACCAATCTCCACAGGGGCTTGGCAGTGGAGAGTGGCGACAGATACCTCCTGGTATTCTGGTTACATAATAAGTCTAGGAATAAACACATTTACGAAGAGATCGAATAGCCCCCGAAGGGGCTGGTTGATTAGTGCCCGTAACCCCAGGCAGTTTGATACTTGGGCTGACCACCGTAAGGGCTGGCGTTGGCGCAGTCGTGAGCCTTGAATCCACCATACTGATTGATTCTCTTGGTCATGATCTCGCCGATAACGTGGTCAGGATTGGGGGCAACGTAATCCATGTTCTGGTTGCTTTCCACAGTTACCTGGCCAATCTCAACCACCTCAATCATCTGACCCTTCTTAGCGACAACCTTGAAGAACTCAACATTGGTCTGGTCATAGCCCCAGCTAGTATCGAAGATGTCACCCACCTTGACAGTGTTGGCAGCTTCAGCCTTGGCGGCTTTGGCCTTGGCAGCTCGCTCCTTCTTGTACTCAGCGTTGGCCTTGACGTTCTCGAAGATCTCCTGGACATACTCATCTCTTCGCTCGACGCTCTTAAAGCAGTAGTGCTTGGCTGGCTTCTGCTGCTTGCCGATGAAGATCATGGCAGCTGGCTTGTTGGCACCGCTGTCGTAGTAGTAGGCAACGGCGTCAATGCCTTCTGGCTTAACCTCAACAGAGTCTGCTGGGATGTAAAATTCTCTGGTCATTCGTGCTCTCATATCGTTCTCCTTAATTACTAATTGATTACCACATAGCTATAATCACATATATCGTGTCGTTGTGCAAGTGTTTGCACAAATATATATAGAATAAAAGTGCATATCAGCTGCAGCCCTTATAACTACACGGTCTATATATAATGTGTAAATATGTATACAACGACACGATAATATGAGACTATATGTATGTAGGGTAATTAATCAATTGAGGAGTGAGTGAGATGGGTCAAGCAATAGACATGTTCGGTAACGAGATCAAGGAAGAGCAGAGCGCTGCGAGCAAGATAAAGTTTCAGTTGCAATTCATGGCGTTCATGATGCAGTGCGGCAGAGATGAGGAGGCGCAAAACGCCTTTGAGAAAGCCATGGGCTTCTGTGATGAGATGATCGAAGCTGAAGGAGGTGAGTGATGATTACTGTTGAGATGGATACCTTTCACTGTGGAGGTGTAAAGAATGGGCAGCATGGCTTCAAGGTCATGCGGTTCCCAACCTGGGACCAGGCTTGTGAGTGGGCCGGAACCCAGACAATGGATGTGACATGTCCCTTTGTTGTGCTTGAGATGCGTCACGCAATTACTGGTCAAAAGGAGTGGTTCTAATGGGTATGACAGTTTATGTTTATCGAAACGATCTTGGTGACAGCACCGCAGGTGGTATCAGTTCTACCGCAAAGCAGTTATGTCTCACAAATGTTGAGGGGCCGTTTGAGCCAAGCGAAGACAGCCCTGCTGCTGTCCTGGTTGTGGCTGAGCCGATTGGGGGGCGAAAGATCTTGCGAATTGAGCCGGCTGATGCTGGTGACAAGTGGACAATGTTTGGCGGAAACTATGGCGGAACAAGCGACAGTCGTTTTGGCGAAAAATGTCGAGAGCTTTTAGGCCAAAGCTGGTATGGAGCGGTTGCCATCCACGACAGGATTGAGTGGTGATCGGTGACTGGGATATCAAGGACCCCGACTGGCACCATGGGGACCTTGATTGGGTTGAGGCTGAGTTCTGTGAAAAGTGTGGTGAGGAGCTTGGCCTGGTAGAGGATGAAGAGGGGAGAGATATTCCCTGGTGCAAAGCCTGCGATGATTAAGCCTGGTCACCCAGGCTTTTTTTTAGCCATACGCTTAGCGTAATCGTCCAGGTTCTCTCCAAACATCTTCTCGAACCACTGGCCCCAAGTTTTGCCGTGGCGCCTGCTGGGGACTTCCTGGAAGCGTTTACGCCATACTGACCTGGCAGCATAATACTTTTTCTGCTCAGCCCACATGTCCTCACGCTCCTGCTCTTCTTTAGTAAAGATCACCTATATCAAACTCCTTCACGCCTTCCTGGTTATAAGGCAGGTAGATGTCACTTTCTCTGCACATCATACCGATTGCCAGGGCCTGCTCATTCTTAGCGTCTGCGTAGGCTATGGCTTCATCTGAAAGGGTATAGACAGCATAGGGGTAAGGAGCCATCTTCTCCTGAGCCAGGAAGTAAAACTTCTCAGTTGGCAGACCAACGGCTCGGCAGCCGGCAATATAATAGGCTGCTTGCTGGTGATACTTGAAGCTGTTAATAGCTGACTTGAAGCCCCTGGGGGATGCGTCTCTGCAAGTCTTTAGGTCCCAGATGTCAGTGCCAGTATGCCAGTCTAATTTGCCCTTACATGGCTGCCCTAACCATTCCCAGCAAAGCGTCAGCTCTACTCGGTGCTCTGGCTTGGGGATGTAGTCAGCAACCACCTCTCGGCGCTCCATGCAAACGTCATACATATCTTGCTTGCAGGGGGTGCGGTCACCAACCGAGGTAAGCCAATCGGCATACTCTTCTTTGCCCACCTTGGTGCGCCGGTCCACATTGGGCTCCAGGGCAAACTCTTCATGAAACTTGTGATGCTCCAGGAAGACGGTGTGCTGCACCCTGCCCTCCAGAAGAGCCGGCGAGTTGTTGAACTTGCGATTCTTCCAGGTGAATGGGCACTTGGCTATCGAGGTTAAATCGTGGGATCTCCATGCAGGGATGGAGTCATATGTTGGATAATCGAGGTCTTCGTATATGCCTGGTTTAAAATCCATACTAATCCTTTCGGGGGTCGTCCCCCATTGAGTAACGTAAATACCAAACGGATTTGGCCTTTTCCTGGTCGGCGTCATTGCCTGGTTTCTTCCCGCATCGCCACTGATACTTGAATGCGGCAATCTCACTGTACTGCTGCACCCGCTCCAGACCGAAGGCTGCAACCATAGCGTCAATGCACTCGATATCGGAGTTAGCATAATGATTGGGTGAGTTGACCATATCGTGAGCAGCTGCCATCTGGTTGTCAAAGTCAGGTTCCAGGCACGCCACAAGTTTCTTGTAGCTACTGATGCGTACCGGCTGACCTTCCATTGCTCTTGACCAGACGCCAGGGCTAACACCCAGGTGCCCAGCCATTGCTATATTGCTCAGACCGCCATTGACCTGGAACGCCTCCAGGTCTTCTCGCTGGTCGTCTGTGAGTTCAATTTTCATAGCGGGTTCCTAAAATGGGATGTCGTCGTCGATGAAGTCCTCTTCAGGCTCTTCCTTCTTTTTTGACTTCTTTGTCGCTTTTGCCTTATCGGCAGCCATTGCTTCCAGGCCAGACACTGGTGGTGTCGTGGTTACTTTGCCGCCTTTCTTCCAGGCTGCAGCGACTTCAAAGCATGGGGGTAGCTGATCTCGACCATCTTCATCGCAACCGGCAATTCGCCATTGAATGAAGCGTGGCAGCTCTTCAAAGACATCGCACATCGCCTTGCTGGCCTCGCAGCTCTCACCTGAAAATTCTTTTGCGTATTCTTCCAGGTCAAAGACTGAGGTCGGGTTTGTGGTTTCAACGCGCTTGGCGCCCTGGTCAGAGCAGAAAATGCCATCGACCTTTGCGTTGCCGTTACTGTTTAGGACCACGTTGATCTTACAGGTCACACCGAGCAACTTGGTCAGGTCAAAAGCCTGCAGCTCTTCCTCAGTGAATGGCCGGTTACGCCACGCCTGGAGATCTCGACGCAGATTACTGCGCTCATTTAGTGACAAAGTGTACCCGTGGAATATAGAATATGGGCGGCCATCGCTCAGTGTGAGCTCAGGGATTTCCCAGAAGATATAAATTTTATGCTTCTTGGAGATCTCTCCCTTGTAATCTTCCTCCGCTGTGCCTGCATCGACAAGTCGATAGCAGATAGCCTCGTAAGAGCCTGGTGGTACGGTTTCAAAGGTGGATTCACCACCCGATCCTGCGCTTGCTGTTAGTGCCATTTTGCAAATACCTCTTGATTGTTTGTATAAGTTTGCACTATTCTACACATTCTAAGCGGAGGATCAACAAAATAATGTCATTTCTAGTCAGTGCAACTAATAATAAAGATAAATCAAGGCCCATAACGGGCAATTT